TGCCGAGTCCTGTGTGGAGTTGGCAATAATCCAGACTCTGTTCCTTTTGTGCCAAGCACCGATGCCTGAAGCTGGAATAAGGAAACATTGGACTTGGAAACCTTGTGCTTCCAAATCAGTTTGCACCTGTCGGAGTACCAAGCCGTTGTCGATGTTAATAATGCCTTGCACATTTTCGCCAACAACCCATTTTGGTTTGACTTCGGTAATAACTCTAAGCATTTCATCCCAGAGGTAGCGATCATCTGTTGTTCCTTTTCTCTTTCCTGCAACGGAGAAAGGTTGGCAGGGGAATCCTCCTGAAATAATGTCGGCTGAGATTTTCGTTCCATCTATATCTCTTATATCAATATATTGTTGTGTGTTCGACCAATGTTTTTTTAAAACTTTTCTACAATATTCATCCTTTTCACAGAAAGCCACTGTATTGATTCGTTTTGTAGCCTCCATTCCTAAGCTAAAACCCCCAATTCCTGAGAATAAATCAAGCAAACTCAACATAATGAATAAATAAGGTATATCAACTTAAAATGCAACTATATATAGTACAAATATTGATAATAAAGAATATATAAATTATACATTGATATTACATTATTTGTATAATATAACGAATCGAAAGTGCTTTACTTATGACAACACAATTAATGAAAATAGGTGATGAGTGGGATCAGAAGGAAGGATGTTTTTCTGCTAATCATTTGAGTGCTTCACAGATTAACCTCCCTTTATCGGTGTGGCTAATGAAATACTGTGTTTGGGATGCAGCTAAAAGAAAGAAAATTCCACCTTCCGTATCTATGTTATTCGGAGGTTTTGTGGGTAAGGCACTTCAAGATATTAATGAACATAACCTAACAATCAATCAGGTGATGAATGGAAGGTAATGGTTATAACCCTATGAAAATAGAATTTGAAAAATTGGTAGAGGAAAATAAGAAATTAAAAAAAAGGGTAGAAGAAGCTGAGGGTGAAAATACCATCATTAAAGGGATTGGTAATAACTCACCTGAAATGAAATCACTTCAAAAAGAAATAATGGCTTTAACCGCCCAGCTTAAAGAAAAAGATTTAATGATTGAGCAGGAAGTAATTTATAAAATGGAAGAACGCAAGAAATGGGAAGGGTTATCTAACGAAATTCACAAGATTAAAAAACAATTAGGCTTTTATATTGCCTTTAACAAAACAGGCAAAGAGAAGGTTTTAGATTTAGTAAAAGAAATATTAAAATTCTATGGAGAAAAACTTGAAGAAAAAAAACCACATTAAAGATAGCGATAATATGTTCTTTGAACTGATGGGTAGCGAACAGAACAAAGGGGATTTTCATAAGATGATGGAAGTGATGCAAAAGAAATATGTCATGTCCTTTTCTTTTTTTCACTCTATGCTTTTTTTATTGAATAAGGAAACCAAGAAATACTTAAACGAAAAGGAAAGAGATTATTTAAAACAGCTTTTTGGTATGGAATTATCAGGATCAAACATATCGAAAATGCTTTTAGGAAAAATCAAATATGATCCAATTAAAAAAAAGTTTTACGAATCTGATAAAAGGGTGCGTATTAATTTAACAGAAGGAAAGGTACATGAAATCAGAGATCAAAAATAAAGGGAATACCGAAGAGAAGAGCAAAGGAGGTTTCAAGGAACGAAGGGAAAAGTGTTTAGCAAAATTAAACACAGTTCCTACCGTTAATATTAAAGGAAAACAATATTCAACAGTGGCTGAACGTCATCGTTTTTTATTAAAATATTTTCCTGAAACTAGGATTGATGAACAAATATTTTTTCAAGACGAAAAAAGAGTTATCACAAAAACTACATTATATATTGGTGAAACTCCTTATGCCACAGGTCATGCCGAAGAGAAAAGAGATTCATCATTTATAAATAAAACAAGTGCATTAGAGAATTGTTTAAGCAGCTCTTTGGGAAGATGTTTAGCTGCATTTGGATTACATGGATCAGAATTTGCAAGTGCAGAAGAATTAGCCAATGCTTTAAAACAACAGAGCAACGGACAGGCAAACGATCTTCCAATAGAAAAAACTACTACGGTTACAAGGTTAAATGCTTTGTATTCAGATTGGAAAACGAAGAACGACTTAATTGAAGGTCGTTTTAAAAAGCAAGAAGAAACCATAAACAAAACTGGAGGAACTTATGGAAAAAACTGGTAAAGAAAAAGATTTTGCTTTTTTTCCTTACGATGCAAATCATGAGAAGGCGATCAAGCTCTCTTTCTCAGGTAATATAAAATTGCACAATGGAAATAAAGGTACAATCTTAGGAGTTAAAGGCACATCCAAAGATGGAAATACTAAATTTATTAGAATTTTTAGTCAAACAGGAGTCCTTTTCAAAGGAGATGACAAGTTCACTGGGGATCTTACCTGGTCAGAAGTAGGTGGAAAGAAATCTCTCATTGGTTGGTTAAACGACAAAGGAGAAATTCTTTCAGGTTATGCCAATGAACCAAAAGGAACAGTAGCTGGAACTAATAAAGATGAAAAGTTTACTTTTTGAAATATTTATAGAACAGGAATATTACATCTACTTAATATGTTTAATATTCGGTTTTGTAATACTTTATATGCAAAGCAGATATTAATGGAAATTGTTATTTATTTACATCTTCATAATATGGTGGTTGAAAAAGTTATTTCAGCCACCGCTCCCTTACTAAGTTGCTTGGAGTATGTGCAGCAGATCACAATCTCAGATTATTTACCTGAAGGAGTTAGGTATCAAGGCAAACAAGTTTGGGCATACTATTGTAAAGGATTAGAAGGAGGTTGGATTCAATGACACCAGCTTTGATACAATTCTTTAAGGATTATGGCAGAAAAAAGGGAACAGAATTGTTTAAAAAACATTTAAGTGAAATGGAAGGGATAGAGGGTGGCTTAACTTATGGCAAGATTATGAAGCTGTCCAAAGAAGAAAGACCTGAGTTTAATTCGGAAAGATATTTAAGAACAGTTAAACTTTTTGGAAAATCTAATGGCTTTTTTCCCTTGAAGGGCGGAGCTTCATCTCTTTTTAAAAATTATTTTGAAAAGGAAAAATGATGGAAGATAATGTGAGATTTTTAAATCAGATTGATAAGTTATTAAAGCAAAAGCAAACCGACTATGGCAGCTTTGATGTAACCTCTTGGGTTCTAACAGGGTTTTTAGAGAGAGTTTTATCAGCTCATAACGGAGTAACTGTAAAAGTACCTAATCGAATCTTTGGTATGTTTATGATTGTTTTGAAGCTATGGAGGATATTAAACAGAAAAAAATATCATAAAGATGATAACGATGATGTAAATGGATATAACGAATTACTTAGGAAATTAGTACAAAATGAGGATAAAGCGAATGAAAAATAAAATACCGATGACACCGAAGATGTTGAATGTATTGAATTTTATTAAAAAATACAGTAAAAAAAAGAAGTACAACCCTACGTTTCAGGAAATGGCTGATAACTTAGGATATAAAAGTAAAAATTCTATAACCGTCTTGGTAAATAAGTTGGTTGCTAGAGGTGAAATTACCAAGATTAAAGGTTATCGAAGGAACATTGAACTTAATGGTTAAACAAGTACAAAAAAATTTCTTTTATGAAATGGCTGTTAAGTTCTCAGAAATTTTTGAAGATGAACATAGCACTGAAAAAGCAGTTAAGAAAGCTCATCTTCAGAATACACCTGGTAAAGACGCTAAAGTAACCATCACCGATCAGCGTTTTACCAAGTCAAATATAAAAGTGATTGGTGAGGAACAATATGGCGGAAATAGAACCAAAAAAGATCAGGGATCTACAAGTCAAGGAAAAGAAAGTGGTAGAGTTGATGTTTAAGCATAAAAGGCTGTATAGAGAAAAACAGAATGAACAACATCGTATCACTGAAAAGATTTCTGAATTAAAAAATAAGCAAGAATTAATCTATACATAATAATTAAATTTAAAATTGTGTTTAGATCAAGGGTATTCTATACGCTGAATGAAAGGGAAAGGAAAAGTATGTCAAAAAGGAAACCGCAGAACTTAGGACTAGCAAGAAACATTGCTAAGAACTTAGTTTTAAAGAGAGTCAAAGACGGCTTAAATCAAACACAGGTAGCAGAAGCACTCAACGTAACATTTCAACAAGAGCAAAAGTTTGAAGGTGGAAATAATTGCATGAGAGCTGACCAGCTTTTTTTAATTTGTAGAAAATTTGGCTGGGATATTAGAGATTTTGAAAAAGAACCACTTAATCAAAATGGTTCAACCTTTAATGTCAAAGCTACGTTTGGTGCAGCCAACGAATTAAAGGAACTGTTGGATGAAACAGGAGGAAAGAAAATCATAAGAGATTTTGATTTTACTAATTCTCTGATGAAGAAAATCCATAAAGCCTTTGATCGGATTGATAACAGGTCAAGGATCTCTATTATTGAGGAACGTAAAGATGACATTTACCCCAGTTAAAGAAAAAATAGATAAGATTGTTGTCTTTGACCAAACTCAGAGAGAAAAGTTAGACTATCTTAAAACGGTAGTAGAAGCATTTATCAGGAATGGTCATGCAGCACATTTAACTATTCCTGGTTTTGCTAAGACCAAGCCTGAGATCGAAGCCTACATGACCTTGAAAGGTATTAACATTCCTATTCATGGTTACTTAGATCATAAGGGGTCTATCATTGTCGAAGATAAATGTATGTTCCCTAGAAGGGGTAGGCTTAAAAAAGATGGAACTAGAAGTTGGAATACAGCTAGGCTGCCTGATGAACCTCCTTTAAATCATTTAATTCAAGTAGCGATCTATCATCTTGCATCTAAGCTGCCAGTTTATATGTGCTACATTAATGAAAAGGAATATAAAGTTTTTCATGCGGAGAATTGTGAAAAACTCAAACCTGAAAACCTAAAAAAATTAGAGAAAGTTATTTACCACAAGGCATTGGTTCGTCAGAACCTGCTTAAAATTTCTCATGATGTGAATGTCCTGAAGAACTATGTTCAACCGGACTTTGATAACTATATGTGGAAAAACGAATCGGATAATTCTTTATTGGAAGAAGCTAAAAAACTGTGGGGATATTAACTACCAACTAAACGCACTTGGTTTTTTCTCTACCATTTTAGTTTGAAGGTTTGCCCATAGATTCTTTTCAACTTGTTGCTGCCCATCATCCTTTTTCATA